CTAGTTCATGGACATTATGTGGACACTCCCGCGCATTGGATTAAAGCGTATAGCATCAGTCAGATAATCAGGGGCGAAGTGTGCATATGTCATTGTTTGCTCAATTGTCGTATGCCCCAGAATGCGCTGTAGCGTGATGATATTTCCACCGTTGATCATGAAATGCGTTGCAAAGGTATGGCGTAAAACATGCAATGCCTGACCTTTCGGTAAGTCTGGCTTTATCCTACGAAGAACATCACGAACCCGTTCATAGTTGGTATCGAATAATTTCCCCGATTTGCGCGTGAGGATATAGTCCGCGATTTCCTTTGATATCGGTACGGTACGAGCTGGGCCTGTTTTAGTCTTAACAAACGTAACACGGTTACTTATAACGTGTTCAGCTTTGAGATTACTGGCCTCTCCCCATCGTGCACCTGTATTCAGGCACAGAACGACAACCCTGCGGTCATCCCCGGTAAGAGCATTCAGCAAGTTGCGGATTTCTTCTTCTGACAGAAACGACATTTCTGTATTTTCCAGACGCAGTTTCTTCACAGTATGGAATGGGTTTTCGTGGTGAAACTCCTCCATATCGATCAACAGACTGAACATGCTGGACATAACACAGAAATCCCTGTTAACCGTTCCGGCCGAGACTCCGCTATGAAGTCTTTCTGCACGATGTTTCATCAAAAAGTTACGGGTAAGTTCGTACACTCTGGGTTCGGCCATTTCGCGATTGATTTTATCCAGGCGCTTTTTATATGAGTCACCATAATTGTGATTCTTTCCGTGGTAACTCCACCATATAGCAATCAAATCAGACAGTAGTCTTCTGTCTGCGGGTTTGTCCTGCCACTCTTTATCGTGGAAGTTTGTCAGAACATACTTTTCATATGCCTGAGCCTCCGCTTTACGACTAAATTTGCGACGAATCCTTCTCCCTGAAGTTCCGCGCGGTCTTACGTCCACTTCAAAACGACCATCATCGAGCTTCTTAATCGACATAGCGAAGCCCTCCGATATCTGCGTCATTATGTAACTTTTGATTTAACGCATAGAAAAAACAAACAATTAACCAACCTTTTGGGTGGAGTGGGATGAGTTTTTGCCGTCTTGCCCATCAGGGGAGAGAGACGGAGCTATTTGCCCTGCTGCTGGAGCTGTTTTGTTTGTCATTAGCCAAAGTGTATATTTTTCAAACTGTAAAACGCTCACAACTCGCTCAACAATTTCTGACCTTGCCGATTGATGTCCTGCCTCGTATGACTTGATCGTACCCAGAGCTAACCCCGTACGCTCTGAAAATACCTTCTGTGTCATTCCTTCTGCTTTCCTAATTTGTCGGAGTTTATCCGCATAGTCTCTTGACATGGTTGTTGATTAACGACTTTTAAACCCTAATACACCTTAAAGCGTACTAGGAACCCAAACTAACGGAGGATATCACAGATGAAGGAGCTAGCTGAAAACGCGCTTTCAGAGTTGGTGACCCCTGAGCTTTTTGCTGAATATATAGGCAAAACACCAGCTGCAATTCGCAAGATGGCCACGGCTGGGAAACTGCCGGTGATCCGCATGAAAGACCCTCAAAACCCATCAAAGAAAGGTGGCGAAATATATATTCATCGTGGTGAGTGGGATGCTTATGCGGAACATCTTGCAAAAGAGGCTCCCCCAGAATGGCATGATTGGAAAAATCGGCTATTCACAACCGAAAAATCCAGAACTCAGAATTAAATATTAACTTCATTAGATAATGTGAAATTAATTATGAAAAGCAAATATGCCACGCTTATTCGAAACTTGTTGCAAAGCTATCACGCACAGGCAACAGCGATTGATAAAGAAAATTTCTCTGTCCATAGTGACGGTATTCATTTAATGGAATTGAATCTTCAGCTGGCAAAATGTCTGGAAGGAATATCAGCAACGGCACGATTTAATAATGATGTTGATGATTTCGCAGAGCTTCACAAAATTACCCTGATGGCATTTAAGGGCGATATACCAACGGAAGATAATATTCCTGTGCTTTCTTCTCTTGCTTCAGGAGTAATGAGAAAAGGCAATTCTAGTCTGAAAGCTGTTTAACGTTAAGGGAATGCTATGAAACATTTAATGATTGATCTTGAAACAATGGATAACAAACCAACGGCAGCAATTACCGCTATTGGCGCTGTATTATTTAATCCGGAAAATGGCGAAATGGGGGAAACTTTCTATCGCCGTGTCAGTCTTGCAAGTAGCGTTGATTACGACTGCACTATGGGAGCCGATACAGTTCTGTGGTGGCTGCGTCAGTCCTCCGAAGCAAGGAGCGAGATTATTAATGATGCGAATTGTCCACTGGATACGGCCATTTCTGACCTTTTCCACTTTATCAGTGAACTCACTGATGCACATCATTTACAGGTTTGGGGTAATGGAGCGTCGTTTGATAACGTTATCCTCCGCCATGCTGCAAATAAGGTAGGCTTGTTAAGCCCGATGTGGAATTACTGGAATGACCGGGATGTCAGGACGATAAATGCGCTGGCCAAAGATTTAGGTTTGAACATCAAAAACATTATTTAATTTGAAGGTACACCGCACCATGCACTATATGACGCTATTTATCAGGCTAAACTAGTGTCTTACGTCTGGAGTTATCTCGTTAAAATAGCCAGTGTGAAATAACTATGCTGAAAGTGACCTCTCATGCAAGTGAAAGTGTCATTAACAAGGCATTTTCAGCGCTGACAGAATATTACAACGGCAAAAAGATATATCAGGTTATAAAACCAAATCATTATTTCTCTGTTCATGTCTCCTATCGCTGGCGTTTGCTTAGTAAGGATAAGGGCAGAAGCTGGGAGTTAATGACACATGAAAGATATAACAAGCAGTACAGAATATAGTTTTTGCCTTTTATTCATCATTTCACACATGGATTATATATGAACGCAACGATACAACAGGACGTTGTGCGCCGTCTTGTTCAGGATTTTGAGTTTAAAGAGCGGGATAAGTATTTGCAGCAGGGTGTATGCCCTAAGTGTCGTAAGCGCGAATTATTCACCAGCATAGATAAGCCCTGGATTCTGAAGTGTGGCCGCGAAAATAACTGCGGCAATCAGGTCGTTGTTAAAGAGCTGTATCCGGATATTTTTGAGGACTGGTCTAAGCGGTATCAGGACACGCCGGAAACCCCACACGCAGCTGCTGAGGCGTATTTGCGTGAGGCCAGAGGGCTGGATACAGAACCACTGAAAGGCATTTTCACCCAGGGCGCGTTTGTTAAAGATGGCATGGGATCGGCAACAGTCAAATTTAAGCTGTCATGTGGTGCGACGTGGGAGCGCATTATTGACCAGCCCCAACGCTTTGGTAAGCAAAAAGCCAATATTAAAGGGAGCTATGTCGGTCACTGGTGGGTGCCACCTTCTGTCAATCTGCTGGAAGTGAACGAAATCTGGATCACTGAGGGGATATTTAATGCGCTGAGTCTTTGCCAGGCAGGTTTACCCGCGGTTGCCACACTGAGCAGTAACAACTACCCGCTGGCCGCACTGGATATGCTGGCCAAAGAACTGGGCGAAAAACCGCGCCCACGCCTTGTATGGGCATTTGATGGTGATAAAGCCGGCACAAAGCATACGCTGGCGTTCGCCGCCCGTAGTGAGGATGCCGGCTGGAAAGTTCGCGCGGCGCAGCCGGTGAAATCATCCTCCAGCTTGGACTGGAATGACTTGTTGCTGCGTGGCCGGTTCAGCAAATCGGACATCAAAAATTATCGCTACTATGGCGATATTCTGCTGGCGAAAAGCCCGACTGAAAAAGCGCTGCTCATGCATCAACATAATGAGTGGCATTCGTTCTATTTTGAACACAATTCCCGCATGTACTGGTTTGAACTGGATCTGGACAGGTACATGCGAGCCTATGAACGAATCAGTAATACCGGTACCGAAGTTATCCAGGACTGGGAAGCCAAAGAACGGGCTGTGAAAGAATCTGGCGGCGTGACAGAAATAGCTAACTGCTGGCTGACTCCGCTCTATTTCCAGCGTTCTGAACCTACTGACGAGTCTTGGTATTACGTTAAGGTCAACATGCCGAACCGGCCAGCGGTGAAGGATACCTTTACGGCGAACCAGCTCACCAGCTCCGCCGAGTTTAAGAAACGTTTGCTGCATATCGCCAAAGGGGCGGTATACACCGGCAGCACCAAGCAACTGGATAAGTTCATCCAGATGCGGCTTCCTGAAATAAAAGAGGTTAAGACACAGAACTTTATTGGCTACAACAAAGATTATTCAGCGTGGCTGTTTAACCGTGTGGCCGTGTGCGATGGCCGGCTGTATGAGATGAACGATGAAGACTATTTTGAAATCAATCACGCCAGTGTAAAAAGCCTGAGCCTTACACCATCGCTGGATCTGAATCCAAAGCTGAATGAATTTACCACGGGCTGGATTGACGATATCTGGACGGCATTTGGTGAAAAGGGGTACGTGGCGCTGGCATTCTGGCTGGGGTCGCTTTTTGCTGAACAAATCCGGGAGCGCGATAAGTCATTCCCGTTTCTGGAAATCGTGGGTGAACCGGGGACAGGTAAATCCACACTGATTGAATTTCTGTGGAAGCTCGCCGGCCGTGAAGAATACGAAGGTTTTGATCCTTCTAAATCCACGGCCGCAGCGCGTGGGCGTAACTTTGCCCAGGTCGGCAACTTGCCGGTTGTGTTAATCGAAGGCGATCGCACCACGGATAACGCCAAGCAACGCGCTTTTGACTGGGATGAACTGAAATCATTGTATAACGGCCGTGCTTCCCGTGCTGTGGGGATAAAATCCAACAATAACGAGACATACGAACCACCTTTCAGGGGCAGTATTGTGATTGCACAGAACGCTGATACAGACGGCAGCAAGGCGTTTCTGGAGCGTATTATCCATATATATACCGACAAACGCGGGCAGTCTATTCAGACGCGCCACGCTGCTGAGCGGCTGGAACAACTCCCCGTTAGCCAGGTATCCGGATTCACACTGCTGGCCACCATGCGTGAAAAAGAAATCATGCAAACTTTTGGCAAGGGGTATGAGCGTGCCAGGAATGCGCTGGAGTCTAACAGCAATATTCGTCATATCCGTATTGCAAAGAATCACGCTCAGCTTGTGGGCTTGCTGGAGGCGCTTGCGCTTGTTGTGCCGGTACCGGTAGAACGCATAGAAAAAACGCGCGAAGCCATCACCGCGCTGGCCATTGAACGTTGTCAGGCGCTTAAAAAGGATCACCCGATGGTGCAGGAGTTTTGGGAGCTGTTTGATTACCTGGATGAGCTGGCACCCTATGGTGTCAATCACTCCTCAGATGAAAATGAAATTGCGGTTAACTTTAACCATCTTGAGGAAGTCGCCGCAGCTCACCGGCAGCGGATTCCGTTCACTTTAACGGAAATTAAAAAGCTGCTTAAAAACGGTAATGAACGCCGGTTCATCAGACAAAGTACCACGCGCAGCGCAGTAAGTGAGCGTCATAATCGTGGTAAAGGGGATATGCAAAGAATGCCAGAAACATTTCGATGTTGGACTTTTAGAAGAGAAAATTAGCATTTTAAAATTTTTATCCCGGCACATAAAACATTAAGTTCATGTGTCGGGATAAATTATATTAAATTAAATCCAGTTTATAAAATCTTCCATTTCGTCATAATTTTTGATAACTCCCCTCGCATCTTTAGTGTCATCACATAAACAATCTAAAAGATTATCCCATTCGCTTTGTTTTTTACCAAATCCATACACTTGTTCGATATCGCCAGATTTCCAAATGTATATCCCTTCATCTTTTAGTTTTTGATGGATGGCGTGGATATATTCTTTGGTTTCTTCATGATTGCATATCGCAATGAAATCTTTACTTGAGCTGGATTTAAACGATTCAATTGATGTTATTGGGTTTTTTAGTTGAAGTGAAGCCGGGTCTTTAATTGAGTTTAAGGCAGTTAATAGATTGTCACATTCAGCCCTGAGTTTTTCAGTGTGAGTGGTTGGAAGGACGATAGATAGAAAATCACAATCAGCAAGTATTCGAGTCTTGATTCCAATTGAATTTATCACGTCAGCCATTTTAAAGAGACTCCCTTTCCCATCGACAGCAACTATACAAGTTCTACTTGGGTTAAGTTCACTTTCTCTTATTTTTTTGTATAAAGCATATAAGACATTTGTTTCAGTTTTTCCTTCAACCAATAATACTTCTTCAGAGAATAAGAAAAGAGATGAATTTGATAAAGTGAATGCTGAATGTAACTGCGGAGAAGAAGTTTTATATAGTTCTTCTATCTTTTCTGAAATGGTTTTTCTGGCAATGGTTCCATCAGCATCTTTACACACCTGGATCGCATTTGGCGCATGTTTAGCTGAAAGCATACTTGCTGAGTGAGTGGATATAATTACTTGATAACCTGAGTCACTTAATGAAACAAGTGACTCTCTCACAGAATCTATTGCTGATGGGTGTAAGTAAAGTTCAGGTTCATCAATAAAAATCAACGTATTTGACTTTTTAGTGTCTTCACTTTTTTTCTTTATTTCTGCAAGGTATTGTATTAAAGCCATTTGAATAGAACGTTGTGTCCCATGTCCAAATCTACTTATGTCTCGCATGACAGAACCATCTTCACGGTTCTCAAATACTTTTAACGTTCCTGATTTAAATATGTCATCGAGTGTAGGGGTTGGGAAGTGTAGTTTTACGCTTACATCTGGAAAGAATTTATTAACTTTATTATTAACACCAGAATCTATGGTATTTAGACCATCTAACCTATTTTCGCCATCATGTGCAAGGTACTTTCCTATTTCGGAAATGTTTTTAGAGAATTTCTCCTCATGCTCTTTTTTTATTTCAGAGACTATTGCTAATAGGATTTTGCCTATAGTAGTGGATGTTTTGTATTTGGTTGCATCTTCAACAGCATCAGACATTGCTGGGATGTGTATAGGTTCAGGGAATATGTTGGATATTGCTCCATCAATCCCACCCGGATTCTTTTTCCAGTTAGTACCATCAAATACATCAAGGCTTTTTTTTGTCTTCCCTGTTTTTTCGTCAATTTCTTGTGCTCTTAAGAAATTCAATTTTCCATCAATGATAAAAGGTGCTATCTTTTGTTGGTTTTCTTCAGTCAGTAACGTTAGAGTTTCTTCTGTTATACCCTCTATAACTCCTTCAACAAAAACAGGCTTTTTTGGGTCATACATGTCTTCACTGGAAATTGTTGAACCTTCTAAAAGCCACTTTATTGCTAAAATAATATTTGATTTCCCTGCGTTATTATAACCAACTAATGCAGTGAAAGGTCGCAGAACAGCGGTTGTTGACTTGCAAGACCTAAAGTTATTTATATTTACTTTTGTAAGACGTACAGTCATTTCTATTTCCTTAAGCACTGTGTGATTGTAATCTTGAAACTTGAAAGGTAATTGTATTACAAACTTAGGAAATATAAATAGGGATGTAAAGAGAAGTGTGATGTGCAATGGTTTTTGATAAGTTAAAGTAATGAAGGTAATTATGTCTTGCTTTATAATAACTGTACGAAAGAGTTTTCGTTGTAAAAGTGAATATGAAAGATAAATTTTGATGCTGGATTTATGTTAGATAAAAAGATAACAAATGGCACCGGTATCGGTGCCATTTGTTATGCCAGTGCAGTACCGTCCTGACTCAGAAACTTGAGCATCAGCTGTTTTTGCTGCATATCAAGGCTGTTACAGATAGTGGCGATCAACGCATCGCTGGATTTGGCGCTGGGGCTGATGGTATGTGAGAACGTCATATTCATCACAAAAGTGTGACCGCATTCAACATCAGTACAGGCGCAATATAAATCAGACAGCTCCTTGTGTTTTCTGGCTGTTTTTTTGATAACAGCCCTTGCCTCACATACCGGACAGTAAACCTTCATTACCCGCATATCCATCGCTCCGGAAGTTGGAAAACGATGATATTTTAGCCTTTTTGCGGACATTAATCACCTTCCAGCTCGCTGTCTTTCAGGAAATTAAGGTACAGGTGGGGTGGCACATCACTTTCCTGTTCCACTGCGGCTGTGAACATGCGCTGAATAGGTAAAATCTCCGCTTTGCGGTATGTTTTGGCCGCTTTCTCAATATCCCCCATTACTGCCCCGTTCGTGGGGATAATTCCGGCCAGACCGGCCGGGAAACGGTGCGCGGTCAGTACATCCTGAGCGCTGATGCTTTTCACGTTCTGAAACTCATCTTTGGCGCTGATATCACCAATCGGGATAAATTTGATGGCATCAGGATCACCTTTGGGGATATTCACAAACATGGTGCTGAAATTCCCGATCCCTTTTGACTGCTCCAGCTTCTGAATAATTTCTTCTTCCACTTCATCGGTCATATTCGGGTCATTGGAATAAAGCACACCGCCCGTGTGAGCACCGTTGTGATAGTAACGGCGGCGAAAAATCGTGGCTTCACCGTTGAGCAGGGCGGAGTGGATGCCGCTGATGTAATCCGGAAGACCATAAATAGCCTGTTGCGGGTCGTACTGCCTGAGAAAAATAATATCTTCAGGCGGATAAATCACCGGTTCACCCTGCTGAAGTACAACAAACTCCCCGGTCTTGCGCTGGCGGGTATAGAGCGCCGGCAGCGGGTACAATGCGACCACATCCCCCCAGCCGTTACGTACCTTGAGAATGGCCACGTCACCGAACGTCAGCCAGTCAAACACGGCCGCGCCCAGTTGTTCATGTGTCAGGCCGCCGCCATCATAATTTGCTGTCACCATATTGCGACGGGCATACAGCACGCCGCCGTGCTGCGCGTTCAGGTTAACCAGTTGTGCCAGTGCCAGCCTGTCAATCGGGAGCGTCCAGTGTTCCGCCTCATTGTCATACCAGACGTCTGTATAGTTCGTGCCGGTCGTCAGAATGGGTTCTGGCTTGCCCAGCGTGATAAGGCTCATATGGCGCTGTTTGGTAACGGTGCGGCGTTCCCTGTATTTCCGTTTTTTCATGCTGCTTTCCCTAAGTTACCCCAGCGTGATTTGCGCTGGTTTTCAAAGTTTAATGGTTCGTTGTCTATGGCATGGGCGATAGCCCAGAAACTGTCAGCGTGGCCGGTTTCAGCTGTACGGTCGGCAACAAACGTCATGGCGTTACCGCTGGCCGTGGACGTTCTGCGGATGGTCATAAAGCTGGCGGCGATTTCGGTTTTCTCCTTGTCCCACTCCACGCGGTTGTCTTCGATAACGTCGATCATTTTCATCACCAGGCGGTTTTTGGTTTCCACGCCATAGCGGATAGCCACCGCCTGACGCATGGCAAAGTGCTGCACATCTTCAAAGACACCACTCCCCAGCCCGGTGATATCAATCCCGATGTAAGTCATGTTGTACTGGCTAAACAGTTTTTTGATTTGTGCCGCCTGCCATTTCCAGTTCATTCCCTGCCAGTGGAATACGCGTAGTACGCGAAATTTTTCAACGGCCACTATCGGCGGGGCGACAATGACAAAGGTTGAGGTGTCGCCGCTGCGAGCCGGGTCATAGCCTGCCCATACTTCACGATTGCCGAATGGCCGGGGCAGGTCTTTGTCATGATCCTCCCAGATATCCGGATCAATACAGCAGCGTTCCACATGGGAGAACGAAAAAACGCTGTCTTTGCTGTCCACGAAAACGCACATGTACAGCATGTTGAAGGTGTCGCGGTTGTAGCGATTACGCAGTTTTTCGATGCTGGCCAGATTGAACCCGCCCGCAATCGCGTCTTCCAGTGTGATGATGTAGCGCCACTGGCCATCAGGACATAACCGTCCACCGTCACGCAGCTCCTTCTCTGTTGGAAACGCCACGCGTGCGCGTTTTTTGTCGCCGCGCTTCCATTCTTCACCTGTCCAGAACGGGTAAGCCTGGTGTGTTTTGCTGCTGGGAGTTGAAAAGTAGGTGGTGCGCCATTTGTCGTGTGTGGCCATTGCGCTGGCCACTTCGTTTAATTTTGCAAAGTTGGGTACCCAGAAATATTCATCACAATACAGATGACCACTGTATGACTGGGCGGTGTTCTTATTGGTGGACAGGAAGCGCAACTCCGCGCCGTTGGACAGGCGGATGGGGTTGCCTGTCAGCTCCACGCCGAAATACTGCTCCGCAATGTTGACGATATAGCTGCGGAACACTTCAGCCTGAGCCTTTGACGCGGACAGGAAGATTTGCGGATCGCCTGTCATAACCGCATTTTCAAAGGCTTCTATTGAGAAATACCAGGTTGCGCCAATCTGGCGACTTTTCAGGATGTTCCTGATTTGCTGATTGAGATTGGCGCGAAGGTGTTTCTGGTAGCCGAAAAGGTGCTCGAGCGCGAACCGGTCGAAATCTTCCTGCGTCAGCCCGCTGATATCATTTTTTTTGTACTTGCCACGTTTACGGGGCTTTTCGTCGCCACCGGACTGACGGGACGCCGGCGCATCACTTTCGCTGTGCTTAATTTCTGCCAGCTTTTCCTGATGCTTATTGTGTTGTGCACGCAGTTTCACCAGGTGAGAAACGAGGCTGTCCAGCTCCCGCAACTCCAGCTCCGATTTCCCCTCACGTAATGTCAGCGACTGAATACGGCGGTTTAATGCGTCTTCGGTTGATTCGTGGCTGAGTAATTCCGCCCAGCAATATTTCTCCGCCCAGTAATAGACTATGCGTCTGTTAGGCAGATTTAATTCACTGGCAATTTCCTGCGGGGTATAACGTTTTAAATAAAGCGCCCGCGCAACGCCTTTTAATTCTTCTGAGTATTTAGCCATGCACACATTATGCACGGGCGTTTCTTTATTAAATCCTGCTTTATTTCTGATGTGTTCGGCTAATTATTTATATCCGAAATGAAGTGAATGCGGCGGTTAATTTAATTGGCGATACTGAAAACCGCAGCAGGAAGGGAGGCAATATGTCAGGTTCTCAGCTGGCAACAAACTGGATTTGTATCGCCACTGCGGGTGAAACGGTGGATAAGAGAACCATTGAGGAACAATGGTTACTTGATGCCGCAGAATTATATGACCCCAATTTATATACCGCGCTGTTATGGCCGGAACATACCCGTAATTTTGGGAATATGGGGGAAGTGCTGGAAGTAAAAGCCGAACGGGATGATGAAGGTATTTTGCGTTTGTATGCCCGTCTGTGTCCGGCTATTGCATTGCTTCAGGCAAATGCAAAAGGTCAGCTTTTATTTTTATCACCGGAGTTTACACCGGACGGAAATTTCAGAAATACCGGCAAAACATATCTTGAAGGGCTGGCCATTACTGACAGCCCGGCCGGTGTAAGCACCACCCGGCTACGTTTCAGCCGCACCAAAGGAAAACGCATCGGTCCATATAAACCGCTGGCGTTTGATGAAGTCAGGGAATTTAAAAAGGAAAAGGGAATGTCAAAGACCACGAAAAAGGGCTGGCGCCATTTTTTTAGCATTGAAGAACCGGAGCAGACACCGCCAGAAGAAGCTGTACCGTCTGATGCCATGCAGGCGCTGGCTGATGCGCTGGCCGCGCTGGAAGACCGTGTGACGGCAATTGAAACCGCCATGTCTGACGTTCAGGACGATGTGGATACCGTGAAAGAGGTGGTGGATACCGAAGATTTCGCGCGCCTGGTCGGCAACCTGCCGGAGCTGGTGAAGGGCTTCAGCAAGCTGAACGATAAAATCACCAAGCTGCCAAGCAAGCAGTTCAGCAAGGGCAAAAAAGGCTTCAACTTCCTGTAAGGGATGATGCTGATTTTCTCTAAGGAAAATGAATATGCAATTGAATGCAAAAGCCCGTGAGTTTCTGCGCCAGTACCACAACGGGCTGCGTGAATCCTACGGTGCGACCGATGGTGACCGCTGGTTTGCACTGACCGACCCGAAAGAAACCCAGATGCGCAATGCGCTGCTGGAAGAATCATCTTTCTTGAATCTGTTGACGGTTGCTGATGTTGACCAGTTACAGGGGCAGGTGGTGCCGGTTGGCAGTTCTGGCCTGTATACCGGGCGTGTTCTGGATGGCCGTTTCCGTAAAAAAGTGGGCGTCAGCGGTAATGATTACAAGCTGGTCGAAACGGATTCGTGTGCCGCGCTGACCTGGCAGTTGCTTTCTGTCTGGGCGAACGCCGGCGATGAAAACGAGTTTTTCCAGCGTGTTCAGGAGTTCACCAATCAGGCGTTTGCACTGGATATGCTGCGTATCGGCTTCAACGGGAAATCTGTTGCAGACACCACGGATGCGGAAAAGAACCCGAACGGCGAAGATGTGAACAAAGGCTGGCACCAGATCGTTAAAGAATGGGATGGCGGTAAGCAGATTGTCACTGATGCGGTTGTGCTCGATGGTGACGGTAAAGGCGATTATGTGTCACTTGATGCAATGGCATCCGACCTTATCAACGCCAAAATCCCGGCACAGTTCCGTAATGACCCGCGTCTGGTGGTTCTGGTGGGGGCTGACCTGGTGGCTGCTGAATCTTTCCGTTTGTACCAGAAAGCCGATAAACCCACTGAAAAGATTGCCGCACAGCTGCTGTCTGACAGTATCGCCGGCCGTACGGCTTATGTTCCGCCGTTTATGCCTGGCAAGCGCATGATTGTTACCACACTGCCTAACCTGCACATCTACACCCAGCGCGGCACGCGTCAGCGTAAAGCGGAGTTTGTGGAAGACCGCAAGCAGTATGAAAACAAATATCTGCGTAATGAAGGTTATGCCGTGGAATATCCGGAACTGTATGCCGCATTTGATGAAAGCGCGGTGACAATCGGCGCGGTATCAGCGGGCGCATAAGGGGGAACTGATGCAACTGTCACCGGCACAGCGACACAGTGCACGTATAGAGGCGGAGCGGTTACTGCGTCAGCAGCAGTCACTTGACAGCGAAACCAGTCTGCATGTCCAGATTGCCGCGCTGGAAAAGGATGTGGCAGCGGCCGCAGCGATTAGCAACCGTGCAGAGCGTATGGAGTTCAAGCGCGATGTGCTGTTGCCCCGCTGGATGCCGACCGCACAAACCTGGTTGGAAAGTGACAGTACGCATCAGAATCCCGTTTTTGCCTGGTGTGTCGTCTGGCTGTTTGATACCGGCCAGTTCGATCAGGCGCTGGACTGGGCGGATGTGGCCATCGAACGGGGGCAGGAAACCCCGGCCGCGTTCGGCAGTGCGTTCCCGGTGTTTGTGGCCGATACGGTACTGGCCTGGGCGGAGACGGAAGCCGCACAGGGGCAGGATGTGGAGCCGTATTTCAGCCGTACGCTGGGAAACGTTATGCAGCACTGGAATGTGTATGAGGTCATTAAGGCCAAATACGTGAAGTTTGCCGGTCTGCACCTGCTACGCGATGAGAACGGAGAGCCACGCGCAGCGGCAACGGAAGACAGGGATGTATTGCTCCGGGCGAAGGATTTGCTGGAGCAGGCGAAGGGATTCGACCCTAAATGTGGCGTTGGCACGATGTTGCAGCGTATCGCTGCCCGTCTGCGGGCGCTTGAAAAATAGTCATCGGAGAGTTCAAAAATGGGGTTTAAACATTCACTTGGGCAAGCAGTGAAGATTTCTGTCAGCGGTGAGAAAGGGCATGTGAAAGCCCGCGCAGAATACACCCACTGCTGCAATCAGTATCTGATCCACTATCAGGCTGCTGATGGCCGTGCGGTTGATTCGTGGTTTGAAGAAGGCGAGATTCAGGCCGCAGCCAGCGGCGAATAAGACTACCGACCCGAAAGCGGGCGCGGTGGAGGGGATCGCATCAGCGTATCGCTCGTGGAAACCGGCCAGCCCGCTTTTTTCCGGAGGAACAGGATGTTCAGCGGAACCGCAATTGATTTTGATGATGCCATTCTGACGAATGATGGCTTCTGGCCAGACCTGAGCGTGAAGGATTTTCAGTCCCAGCGTGCTATTCCTGCCGATATCGACGCAGCCACCATCCGTCAGGCGCTGCTGACCGCAGCCGGTGAAATCAATGATGATCTGGTCAGGGTAGTGGCAGATTGTCGCCTCAGTGGCCATGCAAGCGCGGCGGACGTTCCGGGCGTTGAAATTGACGGTGAAAATCTGTTGTGCGCCCGTTACCGCAAGGCTGTTTTTGCCCGTGCCAAAGCTGACCTGATGGGCGAATTTGCGTCTGTTGGTCGCCGTGAAAGCCATCCGGGGCAGGAAAGTGATGAAACCCGATCCAGTCTGATAGCGGAATCCACGCTGGCGGTACGGCGTATTAAAGGGCTGAAACGCATCACGGTGGCCATGATATGAGCCAGCTCACCGAATTAACGGATTTTCTCATTGCGAACATGCCCAAACGGGCAATGCAGGGATTTGACAGCCAGATGGATGAAATCGCATTCATCCCGGCACAGCGTGACACCGGGCTGGGGCAGTATCGCATTGCCATCATTCGCTATAACGCCGTGCTGACGTGGGAGCGTTATCCCTACCGCGAGTACGATCCCAAAATCCTGATGGCGTTGTTTATGTCGTGGCTTTGCCAGGATGAGCGGGTGCTCTTTGAGGAAACCGGCATTGATGCCGAACTGCCGGAGTTTGATATCGAAACCATCGACCAGGAAACCGCCATCATGGTGGTGACGCTGCCAATGGTGGAGGAACTGAATCTGATCCCCGATCCCAAAGGTCAGATCCCGTTTGATGGCCAGCGCTGGAAGCTGGCAAATCCCGAAGTCTGGACGGCGGATGAGGTGACGGTGATCCCCGTCAATGAGGGGCAGGAATGATAAATGGCGAACTGAACCAGGAACAGTTCCGCCAGCTACAGGAGGCGCTGAAAAAGCTGGATTTGCCTCCTGCCAAACGTCGCCGGCTGCTGTGGCGAATGGCGAAATACGGCGTGGAAGCCGCAGCAAAGCGCAATGTGCGCAATCAGCAGTCACCGGAGGGGGATAAGTGGCAGGGGAGACAGACCCGGCGTAAAGGCAAAATGTTGCGCAATATGCCGAAACTTATCCGCATCCGTGAAATGCCGGAAACGGAGTCTGTCAGGCTGTATCTGACCGGTGGCAATTACCGGAATGCGAAGGGAAATCTGCCTGCCGGCGTGGTGGGTTATGTCCAGCAAAATGGCATGAGCGTGACCGTCAACCGCAAGCAGGTGGAAGGCCGTGAGCAGGGGGATAAACCTGCATCACTGCGACAGGCGAAACGTCTGCGTAAGGCCGGGTATAAAGTCAGGCGCGGCAAGCGCTGGCGCAAGCCCGGATATAAGGAAATACAGGAAAAAATGACCGCCAGACAGGCAGGTTTGCTTATCCGGATACTGGAGGACAAGCCGGTCAAAACATCCTGGCAGATTGATTTACCTGCCAGGGGATTTCTGGGGATCGGTCAGGATGATTTTAACAAAGCGCTGGCGCGACAGCTTCAGGCTATCGGGTTCGGCTGGGATGTTAACGCGCAGGATATCAGGGGGAGATCATGACCTGGCCAATTGTGACCGTAAACCAGGTAAATCAGCTGCTGGGTGAAACCACGGAAGTGGAACGCACGCTGCTGTTTATCGGTACGGGAACCAAAAATGTAGGGAAAACACAGGCAGTTAATGCACAGAGCGATTTTGATGCGCTGCTGGGTGAGGGTGACAGCCCGTTAAAAAGCGATGTTCTGGCCGCACTGGCGAACGCCGGGCAGAACTGGTGGGGATTTATCCATGTGCTGGCCGCTGACAGTGAGCCGGGGGCGTGGGTTGATGCCGTCAAAGCTGCACAGGTTTCCTGTTCGGTGGAAGGTGTGGTGTTGTCTGATGATGTGGCGGCAAAAGAGCAGATTAATCAGGCGGCAACGCTGCGATCTGAACTGATTGCAAAATACGGTCGCTGGGTGTGGTTCATTCTGGCCGTACAGGGAATGCAGAAAGACGAAACACAGGCGGATTACCTGACACGTTTATCCACGCTCCAGCAGGGGATCGCGGAAAAAGCGGTGCAACTGGTTCCGCGCCTCTGGGGAAATGAGCCGGGTGTTCTGGCCGGTCGCCTTTGTAACCGCGCTGTTACCATCGCGGACAGTCCGGCGCGGGTAAAAACCGGACCATTACTGAGCCTGGGCAGTGATGAACTGCCGAAAGATGGAGCAGGGGCAACGCTGGAACTGGCGACCCTTCAGGCGCTGGAGGCACAGCGCTACAGCGTGCCGATGTGGTACCCGGACTATGACGGCTTTTACTGGTCTGACGGTCGCACGCTGGACGTTGAGGGCGGTGATTATCAGTCCATTGAGACGCTGCGTATTGTGGATAAAGCCGCCCGTCGTGTCCGTCTGCTGGCCATCGGTAAGATTGCCGATCGCTCACTGAACAGTACACCGGGCAGTATTGCCGCACACCAGACGCTGTTTGCCCGTCCGCTGCGTGAAATGTCCACGGCGGCCAGTATTAACGGCGTGTCATTTCCGGGCGAAGTAAAGCCACCGCAGGACGGTGACGTGACCATTGTCTGGAAGAACAAAAAGGCGGTGGATATCTACATTGTGGTGCGTACGTATGAAGTACCACTGCAAATCACCATCAGTCTGTTACTGGATGCGAGTCTGGAGGCCAGCGCATGACCAAACGTATTTCAGGGATGTCCTTTGACGTCTACGTGGACGGCGACCTGATCCACATTGAAAAAATTTCGCTGGATATCACCGACAACAGCGCCGCAGCCCAGACACGCGGTGTCCCGGACGGCTATGTTGACGGCGATGTTGCCGCCGAAGGGGAAATTGAAGTCAGCTCAAAAGTGCTTCAGGTACTGACGGCCAAAGCCCGTTCAGCGGGTTCATGGCGGGGCATTCCCCCGGTGGATTTCCTTTTTTACGCCAAAGCCGGCAGCGAAGAAATGAAGGTGGAAACCTTCGGGAACAAGCTCCAGCTCAACAGCGTTCTGGATGGTGATCCGAAGGGGGGCAGCGTATCCACGCACAAAATCAAATACTTCGTGACCAGTCCGAAGTTTGTCAACATCAACGGGGTGCCGTATCTGGAAGCGGAAGCCACTGAAAACCTGATTGGATAAGAGGCAGCAGGGATGCAGGAGTATGAAAAAGGGTTCATTGCACTGGCTGTCATGGGGGCGATGATTGCGCTGGGGAAATTACTCAACAGCGACGAGCCGATCACCCTTCGGCTGGTCACTGGCCGTGTCATTGTCGGCAGCGGATTGTCACTGATTGCCGGAGTGGCACTGTATTTTGTCCCGGATATTCACCCACTTGCGCTGGCCGGCTTTGGTTCCGCGCTGGGCATTCTGGGGCAGAACGTGGTGGAAGCCTGGCTGCGCAAACGTGGCTTTACAGGGATTTTTGATAAAGGGGCAGGGAAATGACGCTGAGCGAGAAACAACAACGGTTTACATCAATGATTGCTTTGTTGATCCAGTATGCCAACGCCAACGGGATGTGGCTGACGTTCGGTGAGGCGTACCGGACGCCGGAACAGGCGGCACTGAACGCGAAGAAGGGCAGCGGCATTTCCAACAGTCTGCACACCCAGCGTCTGGCCGTGGATTTTAATCTGTTTGTGAAGGGCGAATATAAAACCCGCACGGAGGATTATCTGCCGCTGGGGGAATACTGGGAATCGCTGGGCGGGAGCTGGGGCGGACGCTTTAAAACCCGTCCTGATGGTAATCATTTCAGCCTGGAACACAACGGGGTGCGCTGATGGATCGCGTGGTGTCAGGCTGGTTATTCACCCTTGTTCTGGCATTTTTAGCCGGCTGGAAAACGGCCGGCTGGCAACGGGACAGCATCGATCTGACCGTCTCAAAAGCGGCCACCGCGACCGGGGAACGGCTGGCTGATATTGCCGGCATTTCTGGTCGCCGGCTGGAAGACAAACTGGAGGCACTGAAAAATGCGCCACCGCGTGAAATCCGTACGGAAGTGGTTAAGCCGGTGTTTACCAATAAGTGCCTGTCTGATGATTTTGTCAGCATGTACAACGATGCCGTCACCAGTACCGAACGTACGTTATCAGGAAAACCTGAAAACTAAATGTGCCACGCAGCTGCCGCGCCTGAATGGCACGCAGGGAAAAGATGCGGCGGAATTACTGACACTTTATCTGGAGTTATACGGGCAGTGTGCTGCACGTCATAACACGCTGGTTGATGAAATTAATTTAAGAGAGAAAGTTATTTATGGAAAAAATTAATCTGGTTGTATGTAACAAAGACATTACCTTTGAACCAAATCAGACGGCTTATAATAAATTCATCAACGAAATGGCGATGGATAATAAAGTGGCTCCAGCCCATAGTTATCTGATGCGCATTGTTGTACCCGAATGTAAAGAAGCACTGGAAGATATTCTTAAACGTCCGGGGGCAGCACTTCAGCTTGCCGGGAAAATTAATGAGATTTATGCGCCCGAACTGGAAATTGAAGTAAAAAACTGACAAAGCGAGTCCGGGCAATTGAACAGAACGGACTCGAACAATATCTGATTTTACGGCGTCATTATTTACCGCACGGTCAGGATTCCGTGGATGATATTTCCGCCGCTATCTGGCTGGATAATCGCCACTGGGAAAATACGCGTATAGCGGTTGCTAACGGAATAAGCACCGCTTTTAAAGGTTCAGGATGAAACAGTTAGATTTTACATTAAGCCTGATTGATAAACTGACGCGCCCGTTAAAGCAGGTGCAGAGCAGTGTCACAGGCTTTGCTGAAAAATCGAAAGCGGCCTTTACGCAGATTGGGGGCGGTGCGCTGGCTTTAGCCGGCACAGGGATGGCCATCAAAGGGGCGTTATCGCCGGCTATTGAGATGTATGACGCGCTGAATGACGCAGCCGCAAAAGGCATTGATGATCAGGCTTTAAAGACCGTCCAGCGTGATGCGCTGCGGTTCAGTATGACCTACGGTGCCAGCGCGGTGGAGTTTGTCCAGTCCACGGAAAGTATTAACACCGCCATTGCCGGCCTGACCGGGAATGAACTGCCGAAGGTGACGAAAGTCGCCAACACGCTGGCGTTTGCACTGAAATCAACATCCGCCGACACCGCCGAGTTTATGGGGCAGATGTACGGCAACTTTTCCGCCGAGGCGGCACGGCTGGGTAAAGTCCAGTTTGCTGAACAACTGGCCGGAAAAATGGTGTACATGCGTAAGGTCTTCGGTACTGAAATGGGCGTCATCAAAGACCTGATGGAAGGTGCGCGCGGCGTGGGTACCAACTACGGTGTGGGGCTGGATGAACAACTGGCCGTACTGGGGCAGCTTAACCGAACGCTGGGAACGGAAGCCAGCAGCGCTTACGAAGGCTTCATGACCGGAGCCATTGAAGGCGGTAAAAAGCTGGGGCTGTCCTTTACGGATGCCACCGGCAAAATGCTGTCCATGCCTGAAATGTTGATCAAGTTACAGGGCAAGTATGGCAAAAGCCTGGAAGGGAACCTGAAAGCCCAGGCGGAGCTGGATGCGGCATTTGGTGACAGTTCGGCGGTGGTGAAGCACCTGTACGGCAATGTGGCCTTACTGCAACGTAATATCACTGAGCTGGGCGGTTCTGACGGACTGAAGCGTACACAGGAGATGGCCGGGAAACTGGTGAAACCGTGGGATCGCTTTGTTCAGATCCTGAAGTCGATTCAGACCGTCATTGGACTGACGTTGATCCCCGTCCTGTATCCGGTGTTGAATCGCCTGGCCGACATGGGGCAGACCTTTGCCCGCTGGATGCAGTTGTTTCCCAACATTGCGCGTGTTATCGGTTATGCGGCTATGGCGTTGTTGGGGTTTGCTGCTGCCGGCGCGGTAGCGAATATCGTTCTGGGCGTCTCAAAACTTATCAAGCTGGGCGCGATTGCTCTCTGGAAGACGCTGACTTCAGTCACGAAGATATACACCGCCACTGTCTGGATTGCCTCAAAAGCCGTCGCGGCATGGAACATCGCGCTTAAATTCCTTCGTGGCACGCTGCTGGCCGTACGCATGGCGGCGATTATGGCCGGTATTGGTATCAATCTGATGAGCTGGCCGGTGCTGCTGGTCATCGGGGCGATAGCCCTGCTGGCTGCGGGCTGTTACCTGCTGATTAAACACTGGGATGATGTGAAAGCGGCGGTGATGAATACCGCAGCGTTTACGGCGGTGGCGGGCGTGGTGGAATGGCTTGCCGGCGTGTTCTCCGATGCATGGCAGTGGATTAAAGACGGCTGGAACAGTTTTATTGCGCTACTGGCCGGGTTCTCACCCTCACAGGCATTAAGCGGGATGGCCAGCGGGATTGTTTCCCTGTTTGATAACGTCTGGCAGACCATTAAAAGCGGATTTCTGAAGTCGTGGAACTGGATTGTTGAAAAACTGAATAAAATTCCGGGCGTCAATATTGACCTGTCCACAACCGTTTCGCCGGAAATAAATAAAATTACAGGTGGGGTGGCACCTTCATTAATACAGAACAACCATACTGCAAATACCAGTGAAACATTGACTGCCAATACCCTTTCAACAGGTGGAAAGTTAAAGGATGTGGACCGCGGTGGTATCAGTAAAACGATAAGCAGTAACTCTAAATCAGTGACGGATAACAGCCGTAAAATTGGTGAAGTGCATTTTCATACCAAAGAAGCACTTTCACCCTCCCAGCTAATGGAATGGCAGGAGCTTAATGCGTGAGTGAAATTCTTTATATTGACCTGCTTATTAATAATGGTGATTTCTCACTGAATGCAGGTCATGAGCCTGAATTATGCAATAACCGTAAAAGTATCGGGCAGGACATTGTGCACGCCATTATTGAAAGCGGACTGGCAACGCAATTAATTGCGGAGCGAAGCCCGACGTTGAGGGCTGATATTTTTACCCAGCTTGAATTACTGGTTGAAAATGATGAACGCATAGTGCCTGGCACAGTTGAAATCAATGAAGAAAGTCAGAAACGCCTTTGGGTGACTGCCAGTACATACGACTTTGGCACGCTTTCATATCAGGTGGATTTATGACGGAAAAACCGCAGGTTGATTTTGAAGACGTGGTGAAAACCAGCGGGATGCCGGTGACGGAATCTGAAGTGCGGGATCGCTTTAATGCGATTGCGGCTGAGGAGGGCATCATCACCAACACATCCCGCATGTCACCGTTCTGGCGCTTAATCACAGCCATTGTGACTGCACCGGTGATGTGGCTGAAAGAGGTTCTGGTGTCCACGGTACTGGCCAATATGTTTGTGGCCACGGCCAGCGGGAGCATGTTGCGTCTGCTGGCCTGGGCGGTGAACGTGACGGCGAAACCAGCCAGCGCTGCACAGGGTGTGATCCGCTTCTTTAAGGAGGATACCAAAGCCGTTGTGACGGTGAAGGCCGGAACGGTTATCCAGACTGAACGTATTAACGGCAGGGTGTACGAACTGGCGACCATGGCCGATGTGGTGATCCCGTCTGGCACGACCAGCGCATTGTTGCCGGTGAAAGCCACCGGCACCGGGGGTGCCTATAACCTTGCGCCAGGGTATTACCGCATTTTGCCTGTGGCCGTTGACGGCATCAGCCATGTGGCCAGTGAGGAAAACTGGCTGACAGTGCCGGGTGCCGATGAGGAAAGTGATGATGAACTGCGTGAACGCTGCCGCAACCAGTTCAACCTGGTGGGCAATTACCACACGGATGCGGTTTACCGTTCAATGATTGCCGGCGTTGCCGGGCTGAGTATTGACCGGATTTTCTTTGAGCATGAAGCGCCGAGGGGACCAGGTACCGCAAACGCCTATTTATTGCTGGACAGCGGGGTGACTTCCGCACCGTTTGTGAATGCGGTGAATGATTACATCAACACGCAGGGGCATCACGGCCACGGCGATGATATGCAGTGTTACGCCATGCCGGAAACCCCTCACGATCTGGCCGTTACGGTGTACGTCAGAAATCTGGCCAACCTGACAGATGATGAACGGGACAGCCTGAAGGCTGGCATTGAAAACATGATCCGCTGTGCTTTCCGTGAAAACGCTGATTTTGACGTCAGAAAAACGTGGCCATATTCGCGCTTCTCGTTTTCTCAGTTGGGGCGCGAGATCCACAAAACCTTTTCACTGGCGGATTCGCTGTCCTTTTCACTGGGTGACATTACCAGTGAGCTGAATGTGCCACGTCTGAAGTCACTGGTAGTGAGTCTTGAGAATGAATGAGTTCATGAAAAAGCTGGCCGGGATGGTGCTTCCTTCCTGGATGAATCAGGGGGAGCCGGACAAGCTGCTGAAAACAGCCCGGCGATTCTGGGCGGAGGTTTACGGCTGGATAACCTGGCCACTGAACCAGTTTGATCCGCTGACCTGCACACCGGCATTACTGAACCTGCTGGCGTATGACCGGGACATAACCCGCTTTGATGGTGAGCCATTGAGTCTGTTCCGTAAGCGTGTGGCGTATGCCTTTGTAAATGCCCGTGATGCCGGTTCCGTTGAGGGATTTATCAACATCTTTGAACGGCTGGGCATTGGTTATGTGGAGTTGCGGGAGCGTCAGCCAGATATTGACTGGGATGTGATCCTGGTACGTGTGACAGACAGCCAGATAGCGGACAACACGCAGCTGCTTATCCAGATAATCCGGCAGTACGGGAGAACATGCCGCCGCTATCAGTTTGAGGTGATCACATCGGAAAAAATGGCCATCAGAGCCGGATGGGATCAGGGGGAATATGTGGTTTATCCGGCTTCGTTAGCAGGGACGGAAACCCGAAGCGCGACATTCAGCGCAGGTTTGTAAGGAGTTTTTTATGTCACAGACAGCTATCACGCTGGCGTTTGAACACTGGAAAGCGCAGCAGGGTGCGACCGGCGAGCCGGTGTTACTGGATGAATTTGTGTTTGCGAATGTGCCAGGGCTGAACCCGGATGTTCCCGTTGATCGCAGTGAAGCACTGCCGCCTGTGGAGCAGATTGTGCACCGGCAGCCTGTTACCCGCACTGGCGTGGTGAATGAAAATGGCGTGGTGTATTCCGCCGTGCTGGGCGCTGACGTGGGCGACTTCAGCTTTAACTGGATCGGACTGCTGAACAAGGCCAGTGGTACCCTGGCCATGATTGTTCATGCGCCATTACAGCAAAAACTGAAAACAGCGGAAGGGCAACAGGGGAACGTACTTACCCGTTCGTTTCTGATGGAGTACAACGGCGCACAGACCGAAACCGGGATTACTACACCGGCTGAAACCTGGCAGATTGACTTCACGGCGCGTATGGCCGGAATGGATGAACGCCAGCGCCTGGAAAATACGGATATTTACGGGGCTGCGGCATTCTTTGGCGATGGCTGGCTGGTCAGTAAAACGGGCAATCAGTTCTTTGTTACCAAAGGTACCGGCTATGTGGCAGGACTGCGTACGTCACTGGCTGACAATCAGAATATCACCGTGACGACAAAACCGGTCAAAGTCTGGCTGGATGTGTGTTGGACAGGATCGCTTACCAGCGTGTGGAATGCGCAGAGCAAAATCACCGTCGCGGAAAGCCTGGCAGATTACGTGCAGAACGGCGTACAGCATTATGTGTTTGCTGTGGCCAGCATTGATGTAAATGGCAATATCACGGATTTACGGCCAAAAGGAACGCTGAACGAACAACAGGCCAGTGATGCACTGAAAAAACACGAGCAGTCGCGTAATCATCCTGATGCCTCAACCAGTGAAAAAGGGTTTGTGCAGTTAAGTAGTGCCACGGACAGTGATTCCGAAAAGCTGGCCGCCACGTCAAAAGCAGTAAAAGCGGCTAATGACAACGCTGATAAGCGACTGGCTAAAGAGCAGAACGGTAAGGATATTCCCGAAAAAGATGTATTCGTGCGTAATATCGGGGCGGCACGTGCTTTCAGTAGTGGAATAAGCATTGGTGGAGGCGGCAACTGGACGACTGCGGAGTTTATTGTCTGGCTTGAAACTCAGGGGGCGTTTAATCATCCGTACTGGATGTGCAAGGGTTCGTGGTCATACAGTGATAACCGAACCATCACTGATACGGGGTGTGGAAATATCCAGTTGGCTGGGGCAGTGGTCGAGGTCATGGGCGACCGTGGCGCGATGACGATTCGTGTCACTACAGCCACGACAGGTGAAGGTGCTCTCAGCGCTCAGTTTACCTACATCAATCACGGTGATGGTTATTTGCCTGGCTGGCGCAGAGATTTGAAACGCTCAGGTGACACCATGAGCGGTGAATTGAAAATCAAGGAAACCAATGCACTACGGATATTTAATGAACAGTTTGGCTTGATTTTCCGACGTTCGGAGGAGTACCTGCATCTTATCCCCACACTGGAAAATCAGGGAGAAAATGGTGATATCGGCCCATTGCGACCAATCAGCATTGATCTGAGAACGGGTGAGATTTCGATGTCTCACAAATTATCCGCCAGCGGTGGTGCTCAGATTAACGGTGCGTTGGGTATTGGGATTGAGAGCGCCCTCGGCGGTAACTCAATTGCTTTGGGCGACGGTGATACCGGATTTAAACAGAACGGTGACGGCGTTCTTGATGCTTATTCCAATAGTCGTCAGGTGATGAGGATTGTTCCTGGTGGTGCGCAGGTATTTGGCTCAACGGGGAGCTGGATTTACATGCGCGAGCAGACTTGTTTTTCCAGCGTTGCACCTGTGGACAAAGACGGCGCATCAGCAATTGTCAGGCAGGAACACCCGGACAGACATTTTATCCTTGGTGGGCTGGGTAATCATCAGTTCGGCATTTACATGATAAATAAATCCCGTTCAGAAAATGGAACTGATGGGCAAGCTTATCTGGATGAAAACGGGGACTGGGTAAGCGGTGGTCGGATTCTTCCAGGCAACTACGAAAATTTTGATGGCCGATATCAGCCGAGAGGTAATTACGCAACGCAGGAATGGGTATTACAGAACTTTGTCCAGAATATCGACCTTACTGCACCGGCTGAAGTTGGATTCCGGGATGGTTGGGGATATCCACGCGGGACGGATGGCGCAGCTATGTACAACTTTAATATGGTTGGTGGGAGCAGCAACGTCGGTAATTTTATCGTTCGATATACGCGCAAACTTGTGAATAACACCTGGTATGTAATTAACTAAAAGGGAATAAAAATGCAGAGTTTCGGTAAATTCACCCCGTATACACCTGATACCACCGACAGACCAAAGATTATCGACGGCCAGAATGTGTTGTTTTTGCAGGATGATAAAGGTAATGACTGGTATGACGTAATAGAGTTATTTGATGAGTCTAAAACGCTGAAAATCGGCTATGACGATGATGGACGCGTAAGAACGTTTACGACAAATATTCATGCACTTTTCCCGGTTAATCTGAGCGTTGTAGAGGTTCCGGCAACAAAAGCTAATCTGCGCGTCACGCTGGGGGACGACTGGTTTTATAAAGACGGGAAATTGCAGCAAATTCGCGACTATATGGCTGACGCTGAAACAGAACGCAACAGCCGCATGAATGAAGCGACAGAGCGTATTAACTGGCTGGAGGATGCGCAAAAGGATAGCGATATTTCATCCGATGAGGAAACAGAACTGGCAACACTGCGCGCTTACCGTACTGCTTTGCGCCGTCTGGATCTGAGCACAGCGCCAGATATTAACTGGCCGGAGGTGCCTGATGTGGCGTGAAGCACGTCTGGCTTTTACAGACTCACTGGCCGCGCTGAATTGTTCCGTTGTTCCGGCGCATCCGTGGATAAACGGTCTGGGGCAGCAGACGGATAACGGGGCATATCTCAGCCCGGTGAATGCCGTCCGCTATCTTGCTGAAAGGCTGGCCGGAACGGGCGGGAATGCCGATGTGATGATCATGATGGTGACAGGCCAGACGCATGAGAATTTTATGACCCGCCTCAACGGTCTGGTGGATGTTTTCCCGGCGCCGGCATTCACGCAGGTCAAGCGCCTGGCACAATCCGCTGCGGCGCTGGCCATCGAAAAAATGCAGATCCCCGCCAAAGCCGGGGCAGGATTGCCGGTGGCCATTCCGCTGTCTGTGCCAACCAGCAGGGCGGCATTGTCTGCGGCGGCTGTCAGCCAGGCACAAAAAGCGGCCAGTGCGGGATTCAGCCTGGACGGATTAAAGCAGCAAATGGGGGAGTTCGCGCAGCTGCGCGACAGCCTGATCAGTGATGTGGCCAGCGGGCTGAATGATTTGCAGGGAAAAAGTGCCAGGGCGTGGGTGTTTACCCGCACCGGCGATACGGCCACCACGCTGCTGGAACTGGTCAGGGATATCCCGCAACCGTCAGCCGTCTACACAGCGGCGGTGATGCTGGTCGGTGACAATCTGGATGGAATAAAGGGAATGATTCATGACTTCGATCCCAACGCTGGCGCTTAATGGTGAGGCTATCCAGCTGAAAAACATGCGCGTGACCGTATCGCAGCAGTTTCAGGATAAAGACCAGTCCGGCCAGACAAGCGCCACAACCAAATCAGAACAGGGGGCAAAAGGGAAAGAGCTGCGTATCAGTGGCGAAATTCCGTTTAAAAGCCCGGAGATCCTGAAGCGTATTTTTGAACTGGCCAGCGCCACGGATGCCGGAGGCAACCGCCAGAAATATCGTGTGGCACATGAAGTGGCCAGAGCCGTGAATTTTCGCGAGGCGACATTCAGCGGGACGCTTGATGCCCCGCAGCAGGACGGGAAAATGGCCTGGCTGGTCACGTTCACCCTGGCAGAACATATCAGCGTGCAGGAAAAGCGGGAAGCCCGGGCAACAGGCAAAACGTCAGCCAAAAAACAGACGGCCGGTAATGCGGGACAGCCTGGTGGCCAGAGTGCCGGGGAAGATGAAGAAAAACTGACGTGGTTTGAAAAACGGGTACTGAAACCCGTCAATGATGCTTTGGGTTAATGATGAAACCAGTTAAACGCCTGTACCTTTCAACGGATGAAGTTCACCTGGCGGATGCCAGCCTGGTACTGGAGCTGAACAGCTGCGGCCGGGGATTTATCACTGCACAGACCGCCACGGATTACACCGGGAAACTGGTGCGGCTGGATGTGGGATACTCCGATCTCCTTTTGCGCTGGTTTACCGGCTACGTGGAACGCGCACAACCCGCCGAAAACGGTTTTCAGCGTCTGTTTGTGCGCGAGCTGGTCGGCGTATTTGAAAGGATGTGGCCATGTTCATTTCAGCATCCCACTTTGCGCAAGGTAGCCAGCTGGCTGGAGGAAAACAGCGGAATAGCTGTCAGTCTGCCGGATGCTCCTTACAGCGATAAACCGATCCCCCATTTCACCCATAACGGCACGGGGTATCAGCTGCTGAATAATCTGGGCAGGGCGTTCAGTATCCCGGATTACATCTGGTACCAGCTGCCGGATGGTTCCCTGTATGTGGGCGGCGCGGAAAAAGCGATGTTTGCCGGTCGTCCGGTCGATATCCCGGCAGAGTTCAGCCAGGGGGCTGCTGGCGGTAATTCCATGACGCTGCCGGTGATCCAGAGTCTGCGGCCGGGTGTGGAGCTGAACGGGGAGCGCGTGACCAAAGTTCATCTGACCAATGACACAATGGCCGTCACCTGGACACCCAGAAACCGCGCAACAGGTCAGCCATTACAGAAAACACCGGCACAACGCCAGATTGAAAGCCATTACCCGGAACTGGCTTCCGGGCTGCATCTGCCAAAACTGGCCAGAGTGGTGGCACCCAGCGAGGCCGTGAAAAGTGGTAATTTTTCCGATCCGTTCCGGCCGCGCTATGCCGTTGATGTGCAGCTGCTTGATGCAGACGGCAACCCGGATAACCAGACGCCGGTATATTCTGCGGTGCCGCTGCCGGTACCTATGGCCGGTAATGATTCGGGTATGTTCCAGTTCCCGCCTGAAGGGACGCTGGTTGAAGTTGCGTTTACCGGAGGGCGCCCGGATAAACCGTTTATCAGACAGACGCTGCCGGATGGTACCAGCCTGCCGGATGTTAAACCCGGCGAGCAGCTGCAACAGCAGCGGGCGGAAGTGTCGCAACGTGTTACCCAGGCTGGCGACTGGGTGAGGCAGACCGATCAGACCATCAGCGAAACATCGATGGCGCGGATGGTCAAAGCCGATACAGAACAGCGCGAGCTGGTCAGCCGTGAAACAACGGTTAAAGCCACGGATAAGACCACGGTGCTGGGTACCTCAACCCTGATGGCCGGAGCCATTCAGCAGGTCAGTGCCGGTGATTATAGCCAGGCCGTGAAAGGCAACAGGCTGGCCAGCATTGAAGGAAATGACGAAACCGATATTACCGGCAAACAATCCACGAAAGTAGCCGGTGCCGTGGATGTTGATGTGGGGGGAACCCTGACAGAAAAGATTGCCGCATTACGTAAATCTGTGGCGGCGGGCGGTCAGCAGATTATGGGACCAACCGTCCATATTGGCAGTGAGAGCGTCAACACGCTGGCCATGATGCTGGACACCATTGATTTGCTGGCAGAGCTGGCGCAGCAATGTGCGAGCCATTCACACCCCAGCGTTGGTACGCCAACCAATGCCGGCGCATTCACACAGACGGCAGAGAAGGCCGGACAGACCCGGCGTAAGTATCAGAAAATAATAGCCTGA